ACGCGGGCGTCCACAACCAAGACGGGATGATGCTGATCTTTGACGAGAGCAGCGGCATACCAAACCCGATCTGGGAAGTGGGGGCGGGGTTCTTTACAGAGAACACGCCCGACAGGTACTGGTTCGCCTTCAGCAACCCGCGCCGAAACGAAGGCTACTTCTTTGAATGCTTTAACGCCAAGAGGGCGTTCTGGAACGCCCGGAGCGTGGACGCTAGGACGGTCGAGGACACGGACAAGGCGGTATACGACCAGATCATTGCGGAGTACGGCGCGGACTCATCCCAAGCCAAGGTGGAGGTGTACGGTGAGTTCCCCAGCGCAGGCGAGGATCAGTTCATCAGCCCGACAGTGGTGGACGAGGCGATGAAGCGGCCACGGTACAAGGACAGTTCGGCGCCAGTGGTCATAGGGATCGACCCGGCACGGGGCGGCGCGGACTCAACGGTCATACTGGTGCGCCAAGGGCGGGACATCGTGAGCATCAAGCGGTACTCGGGTGAGGACACCATGACCATCGTCGGTCGGGTGATCGACGCCATCGAGGAGTTCAAGCCGGTGCTGACGGTGATTGACGAGGGTGGGCTAGGGTACGGTATACTTGACAGACTGAACGAACAACGGTATAAGGTACGCGGAGTGAACTTTGGCTGGAAGGCCAAGAACTCGGTGATGTGGGGCAACAAGCGGGCTGAGATGTGGGGCACGATGAAGGACTGGCTGCGAAGCGCATCCATACCCGAGGATCGGCAACTCAAGGCAGACCTGGTGGGGCCAACCAAGAAGCCTAACTCTAGCGGTACAATCTTCTTAGAAGGCAAGAAGGAAATGCGCTCAAGAGGTCTTGCCAGTCCTGATGCTGCTGACGCGCTGGCGGTGACGTTCGCGTTCCCGGTGGCGCATCGGGAGTATGTAGACAGGTCTCCTCGTAAAACCTATGCGCCGCAAGGCGTCCTAACTAGTTGGATGGGAAGTTAGATGTCAAATTCACAATCTACCGGCATCGCTTACGCGGACCCGGAGTTCACCACTTGCTACGCCACCCAAGAACTTGGGTACTCGACCGCTGCTCAAACTGCGGTGACGCAGGCTACCAGCAAGTCCACCGGCGTGACGGTCAACACCAGCGCTGGGCAGATCACAATGGATGCCGCATCGCTTGCTGGCACCACCAACGTGACTTTTACGTTGACCAACAACCGGTTGTCGGGCAAGGACGTCATCATCGTCAACGTGGCGAGCGCCAACGCTACGGCAGGCGCTTACAATTGCTGGGTCTCCAGCATGTTGGCCGGCTCGGCGACGATCACGCTGCGCAACATCACTGCCGGCGCGCTGCTAGAGGCTGTGGTCATCAACTTTGCGATCATCCATGCGCAATAAACCTGGTCTCTATGCTAATATCAATGCTAAGCAAGACCGAATTGCGGCGGGTAGCAAAGAGAAGATGCGCAAGCCCGGTACGCCGGGAGCGCCGACAGCCAAGGCGTTTGTGCAGTCAGCAAAGAAGAAATGAACTCTGACATCAAAGCGGCTAAGTCAGTCGCCGGCGGCAACGCCGACGATCTGAACACCATGCGTAGCCGCTTTACGATGGCTGTGTCGGCCTACAGCGAGTCCCGCGAGGATGAGCTAGACGACCTGCGTTTTGCCGCAGGCAGTCCCGACAACCAGTGGCAGTGGCCAGCAGATGTGCTGGCAACGCGAGGCAGCGTCCAAGGGCAGACGATCAACGCCAGGCCATGCCTGACGATCAACAAGCTGCCCCAACACGTCAAGCAGGTCACGAACGACCAGCGGCAGAACCGGCCCAGTGGCAAGGTCATCCCGGTGGACGACAAAGCCGACGTAGAGGTCGCTGAGATATTCGACGGCATCGTGCGGCACATCGAGTACATTTCGGACGCTGACGTAGCCTACGACACCGCCTGCGAGAACCAGGTGACGTACGGTGAGGGCTACATCCGGCTCCTGACCGAGTACTGCAACGACGACAGCTTTGAGCAGGACATCCGGATCGCTCGGGTGCGCAACTCGTTCAGCGTGTACATGGACCCGACGATCCAAGACCCCTGCGGCTCGGACGCGGAGTGGTGCTTCATCACCGAAGACCTGACGGCTGACGAGTACGAGCGCCAGTTCCCCGACGCATCGCCGATATCGACCATGATGCAACGCGGCGTGGGCGACCAGAGCCTGAGCCCGTGGATTAGCGAGAAGACGGTACGCATTGCGGAGTACTTCTACACCGAGCACACGCCGGCAACGCTGCATCTGTACCACGGCAACGTGTCGGCGATGGAGAACTCGCCCGAAGACCGCCAGATGCGCATGATGGGCATGAAACCCATCAAGACGCGCATCGTGGATCAGAAGAAGATCAAGCGGTGCAAGACAAACGGGTTCGAATTCATCGAAGAACACGAGTGGGCGGGCAAATCCATACCCGTTATCCGCGTTGTTGGCAACGAATTTGAGGTTGACGGTCGTTTGTACGTCTCTGGGCTGATCCGCAACGCCAAAGACGCCCAGCGCATGTACAACTACTGGGTCAGCCAAGAGGCTGAGATGCTCGCACTGGCGCCAAAAGCCCCGTTTATCGGGTACGGCGGTCAGTTTGAGGGCTATGAGAACCAGTGGAAGACCGCAAACACGACAAATTGGCCGTATTTGGAGGTCAACCCTGACGTTACAGACGGCGCAGGCGGCGTACTGCCCCTACCGGCACGGTCACAGCCCCCAATGGCCTCCAGCGGGCTCCTACAGGCCAAGGCAGGCGCTTCTGATGACATCAAGAGCACTACCGGCCAATATGACTCTAGTTTGGGCGCCACAAGCAACGAACGCTCTGGCCGAGCGATCTTGGCGCGTGAAAAGCAGGGCGACACAGGCACCTACCACTACGTCGACAATCTGGCGCGGGCGATTCGGTACACCACTCGGCAGATTGTGGACCTGATCCCGAAAATCTACGACACCCAGCGCATTGCCCGCATCATCGGCATCGATGGGGAAACGGATTCGGCAATGATCGACCCGAATCAGCCGCAGCCGGTGCGCAAGATCGTGGACCAGGCGGGGATTGTGATCAAGAAGATCTACAACCTCGGTGTTGGCCAGTACGATGTGTGCGTGACGACTGGTCCGAGCTACATGACCAAGCGCCAAGAGTCGCTGGATGCCATGAGCCAGTTGTTGCAGGGCAACCCGCAACTGTGGGGCGTGGCGGGTGACCTGTTCATCAAGAACATGGACTGGCCGGGTGCTCAGGAGATGAGCAAGCGGTTTGCCAAGACCATCGACCCGAAACTGCTGGCCGATGATGACGATCCGGCACTCCAGGCCGCGCAGCAGCAGATGCAGGCGATGGGCCAGGAGATGGAGCAGATGCACCAGATGCTCCAGAACGTGTCGAAGTCGATGGAAGCGCAGGACTTGCAGGTCAAGCAGTTCGACAGCCAGGTCAAGGCTTACGATGCTGAGACCAAGCGGATCAGCGCCACGATGGCTGGCATGACGCCTGACCAGATTCAGGAAATAGTCTTGGGCACGGTCCACGGCATGATTACCAGCGGCGACCTCATAGGCGAGATGCCTGGCCGGGATGTGGACATGATGCCGCAGGAGCAGCAAGATGAAATGCAATGATTTCATGGGCTTGCTCTTCTTGGGCCGGGATGTAGCGCACAGCGTCCATCTCAACACGCGCAGCTTCAGCAAGCACGAGGCGCTCAACATCTTCTACAACCGCATCATTGGTGCGGCTGATGACTTTGCTGAGGCGTACCAGGGCCGGTACGGGCTGATCGGCGGGATCACTTTGCAATCATCCAAGAAAACGACTAATATTGTCGAGTTCTTGCAGGCGCAGTTGGATGAGATCGAGTCTGTGCGGTATGACGTATGCGACAAGACTGATTCAGCGTTGCAGCAGTTGATCGACAACATTGTCGAGATTTATCTCCGAACGCTCTACAAATTGAAATTCTTGGGGTAAGACATGGAACTTCTACGACCGCTAGCAGATGCTGAATTTCCGGCCAGAAGCATTACCTACACGGGCACTGCTGGTGTGACGGGCACTTGGCCCGCTGGGCCTCAAGGTGTGGTTGTGTGGTCTGATCAGCCCTGTTATGTGCTGGTTGGCGAAAATGTGACGGCTACGACCAGCAGCACGCCGGTGCCGGCGTACACGCCAATTCCGTTTGTTGTGCCTCCGGCCACGGGCGCTGCTTGGCGTGTTAGTGCAATCCAGGTGTCGACTGGCGGTACGATCTACTGCAAGCCAACGAGCAAGCAATGAGCTTTGGCGTCGGCCTTCGTAACGCGGTTGCCATTGGACTTGGCGGCATTGCCACGTTGTTTTCTGGCTATGCTAGCGCCCAGGCGCAAAGCAATCTTATAACCGAATCGGTCGACAACCTCGTTACCGAGGCTAGCGGTCTAATCCTCACGGAGTAATTTATGGCAGACGTTAAAATCAGTGCCCTCCCGGCAAGTACCACGCCCCTAGCGGGCACCGAGGTCTTGCCGATTGTCCAAAGCGGGGCGACTAAGCAGGTCTCGGTGGCCAACCTGACCGCTGGGCGGGCTGTGAGTGCTTTGAGCCTCACTTCGACCACAACGCTTGGTGTCACAGGCGTCTCAACCCTGACTGGCGGCGCAGTGATCCAAGGTCTGACCGTGGGGCTGGGGGCTAACGCTGTTG